CCCGTGGCAGGTCGCCTACATCCTGGCGCCCGTGTTCGGCTGGGTCGTGTTCGACAAGGACGCCGGCCAGTACGTGCGGATCATCCGCACCATGTACGTGGACGTGCCCCGCAAGAATGGCAAGTCGACATTGCTCGGTGGTCTGGCGATCTACATGCTTGCCGCGGATGGTGAGCAGGGCGCGCAGATTGTGACGGCGGCAACCTCGGAGCGTCAGGCCGGGTTCGTGTTCGGCCCGATCAAGACGCTCGCCTCGAAGTCACCCGCCCTCGCAAAGCATGTGCGGGTGGTCGGCAAGAAGGTGCTGCACCCGAAGTCGGGTTCATACATCGAGGTCATCTCGAGCGTGGCCGACGCCCAGCACGGCGCCAACCTCCACTTCGTGTGCGTCGACGAGCTCCATGTACACAAGACGCCGGACCTGGTCGAAACCCTCGAGACTGGCACCGGGTCACGCCGTCAGCCGCTGGTCGGGATCATCACGACGGCCGACAGTGGCAAGAAGAACACGATCTACTCCCGCAAGCGTGAGTACATCGAGCAGTTGGCCCGCGGTGCGATCAAGGACCCATCCACGTACGGGGTCGTGTGGGCTGCAGACCCGAAGGACGACCCGTTTGCGGAGCCGACCTGGCAGAAGGCGAACCCCGGCTATGGGATCAGCCCCACCCGCGCTTACATGCGTTCGGCCGCGGCAAAGGCTCAGCAGTCGCCGGCGGATCTGGCCTCGTTCCAGCGGCTCCATCTGGGGCTGCGGACGAAGCAAGAGACCAAGTATCTGGACCTGGCGGTCTGGGATCGCAACGGCAGCCTCGTGGACGAGTCGAAGTTCAAGGGGCGGCAGGCATACGGCGGCCTCGACCTCGCGTCCACGTCGGACCTCAATGCACTGTGCTGGTTGTTCCCAGCGGAGGTCGGCTTCGACGCGATCTGGCGGCTGTGGACCCCTGAGGACAACCTGCCGAACCTGGACAAGCGGACCGCAGGAATGGCGACCGTATGGGTACGCGAGGGCTTCCTGACGCTTACCCCGGGCAACGTGTCCGACTACGACTTCATCCGCGCGCAGATCAACCGGGACCGTGAGAAGTTCGATGTGCGAGCGATTGCATACGACCCGTGGAATGCAATGCAGTTGGTCAACGACCTGACGTCTGACAACGCGCCGATGGTGCTGACTCGTCAGGGACTGATTACGTTGTCTGCGCCGACCAAGGCACTACAGCGAATCCTCCTCTCGGGCACGGCCGAGAAGCCGATGTTCCGCCACGGTGGCAACCCGGCAGTGCGCTGGCAAGCCGACAACTTCGCGGTGGCGATGGATGCGGCCGAGAATGTGAAGCCGGACAAGGCGCGGGCGCCCGAAAAGATCGACGCCATCGCGGCGGCAATCAACGCTATGTCGCTGGTCCTGGCGATGGAACCGAAGCGAGTCAGCAAGTACGAAACCGAAGACCTCGCGATCGTCTGATTGAAGGAGCGTCCTGTGCGTCGTGACCGACTGATTCGACGGGCAACGCGGGGCCGGTTCCTGGTCACCACCGACTCTGAGGAGACCTTTGAGGGCGTGCTGTTCGACTGGGATGAGGGTCACTTCATCCTTGCCGACGCATCGTCGATCTCGCCCAAGGGCGACCGGCTGAAGATTGACGAGTACCTGTGGCTGCCACGTGCTCGCGTCAAGTACATGCAAGCGCTGAGGGGGTAAGGCGTGTTCCTTTCGAACGGGACGATCATTCCCCCCCAGATCGACACTCTGGCGGACCGGACTCCGATCTTTGCCGACGCGTCGTACTACGCCACGTCGTCGCTCGAGCTGCTGGGCACCTATGCCGCATACTCCGCGCTGTACAAGTCTCAGGTCTGGGTCGGAATCGTCATTCGCAAGCTGGCGATGGGCACAGCACGGATGCCGTTCGATACCAGGATCCGCCTGAACGACTCGGACTCGAAGCCTGAGAATGGCGCGCTGACTGAGTTGCTGGCACGTCCGAACCCGCGGATGTCTGGGTTCAAGCTGTGGAACTGGACCTCCTCGACTCGTGACACCTACGGCGAGGCGTTCTGGCTGAAACTACGCGACGAGAAGAAGGTCGTCCGGGAACTCCATCCGATGCACCCGGCGAACGTGATCGCGCGTCGCAACATTGAGGGCGGCCTCGAGTACATCTATTCCTCCGGCGCCCGCAACGTGTCGATGCTTCCGCCGATTCCTGAAGAGGATGTCGTCGCGTTCACGACATTCAACCCGGACAATCTGACGCGTGGCCTGAGCAACCTTGAGGGTCTGCGGATGACCTTGCTGAACGAGGACGCGGCGAGGCGCGCCACACAGTCGTTCTGGAAGAACGGACTGCGTCCCTCGGCCACGATTACGCACCCTGGCGAACTCTCCCAGAAGGCATTGGATCGGCTCAAGGCCAATGCTGATGCGCGGCACTCTGGCGCTGACAACATGGGCGGCTCGATCGTCCTCGATGAGGGCATGACCATGAACATCATGCAGCTCACCGCGGAAGATATGCAGTATATCGAGGGTCGGAAGCTGAACCGGGAAGAGGTCTGCGCAGCGTACGACGTGCCACCGCCCGTGGTTCACATCCTCGATCACGCCACATTCAGCAACATCACGGAGCAGCTGCGGTCGATGTACCGGGACACGATGGCGCCGCGGTTCGTGGACTTCGAGTCGGTCATCAACCACCAGCTTGTGCCGGACTTCTACTCCGATCGCGGCGTGTACACCCGGTTCAACATGGACGAGGTGCTGCGCGGCGACTTCGAGGCGAAGGCCACCGCTGCCGTGGCGATGCGCAACGCAGGCCTACTGACCGGCAACCAGGGCATCGCGATGTTCGGTCTGCCTCGCTCTGAGGATCCGAACATGGACCGCTACTTCGCGAACGCAGCACTCGTCGCGCTCGGGACTCCGGCGCAGCGTGTGACGATCACGGAGAAGCCGGACCCGTCGCCAGCTGCGCAGGCGGTGGGTGATGCGGCTGCGGCTGAGGCTGAGGCTGAGGCGGTCGCGAGCGCGGCTGCGGATGCTGCCGGGAAGGCTGTAACGCGCTCGATCTGGGGCAGGGTAAGCCGGAAGGCAACCACTCCGGCCATCCGCGCCGCGCTCGTCGCTGGGCACCAGGTGGAGCTCGACAAGTTCTTCACCCGTCAGCGCGCGGCCGTGAAGGCTGCGGCGGGTACGAAGGCGGCGGGCGTGTTCGACCCGTCCGCGTGGGATGGGGATTTGTCGACGATCCTGCACTCGCTGTCTGAGGCAACGGCGAAGGCGATCGGCGCGAAGGTGGCCGCTGACCTGGGCGGCACCTATGACGGGGCAGATATTGCTGAGTACCTGACCAGCAACTCGGCCTCGACCGCGAAGCAGATCAACCAGACCACGGCGGACGAGATCGCGGCCGCATTCGAGAACGCTTCCGCCGATGAGTCGTCTGACGACACGGTCGACGGAGTGTTCGACGGCGAGATCGCCGCGCGCTCCGGACAAATCTCGGGCACCCGCGTGGCGGTCATTGCCGGACTCGCGTCCCTCGTGGCTGCCCGTCAGTCGAAGGCGAAGACGAAGACGTGGGTGGCAGGGATAAACCCCCGGTCGTCCCACGCCCAGATGGACGGCGAGACCGTCGAACTGAACACGCTGTTCTCCAACGGGATGACGGGCCCAGGCGATTACTCCGGCGGCGGCGATGAAGTCGCTAACTGCAACTGCGACCTGGCCTTCGATTAAGGAGCGAACGATGGACTTCCCAGAGTTGACCGAGGCTCGTGTCGTAACGATCCAGCCCGGAGACGTGGTCGCGTTGCGCTCAGCCGCACCCCTTTCGAGGGAGGTCGTGTCACTGATCCAGCAGCAGGCCAGTGCTGCATTCGGGTGCCCGGTCGTTGTTCTCGATGGACTCGAACTCGACGTACTACGGCAGGAAGGCTGACCATGAACATCACCCGCAAGGACGCAACTATCACCAACACGGACGATGCCTTCCCGGGCGAGTTCGAGGTCATCCTCTCGGCCCAGACCCTTGACCGCGACGGGGAGACCCTGCTTCAGAAGGACTGGAAGACTCCCCTTCCGGAGTGGATCTCATTCGACACTGACCACGGCATGAGTGTGGCCACGACTGTCGGGTCAGGCGCGCCGACCTTCAACGAGGCAGGCGACATCCTGGTGCGCGGCTCCTACTCTTCAATCCCCCGCGCGCAAGAGGTCCGAACCCTGGTCGGCGAGAAGCACGTCCGTACCGTGTCGGTCGCGTTCATGTCGGCCCCCAGCACTGAGAAGGGTGCGCCGAAGGGAACGAAGGTCCGGGAGCTACTGAACGGCGCGTTCGTGGCCGTGCCCTCCAATCGTGAAGCGCTGGTCCTGTCCTCGAAGGGCTTGAAGCTCGGTGCGCGGAACAGCGCGAAGGACCTGGAGCACGTCCAGTCGATCCACGACCACGCCGCGGCGATGGGTGCCGACTGTGGCGCTCCGGCCAAGTCGGCCGCATCCGCCGAGACGAAGAGCATCGTGGGCAGCCTCGAGGCAACCCAGGACCGTGCCCGCGACGCGCTCAACGACGCCTACGCGGCTCCCGGCATCTACGTGTGGCTGCGCGCCACGCTCCCCACCTACCTCGTCTTCCAGGTCAACGACGACTCGTCAGAGTCAGAGACCTATGCGCAGGACTACACAGACGACGGTTCGGTGGTCACCCTCACGGGTGAGCGTCGCGCCGTGGACGTGGCCGAAGTGGTCAC